GCTGAGCCTGCTGCAACTGCACTTGTCGTTCTTCAACGATGTGCTTGATGCGCCCGTACTCAACTGGATCGGAGTCCAGCAATTCAAGGGTGAGATGCGCCCTAAGGTTCGCAATCTCGTAATCAGCTTGGCTCTTGAAGCCTTCCAGCTTGGCGGCGTACTCGTCACGCTGCGCCCTCGCCTTCTGAACTTCTGCGTCGGCGGCTTTGCGTGTTTCAGCCGCCTCCATCGTTTTTTTCGTGTAGTCCTGCTGGCGAAGGCCGTTCTTGTAGTGCTCCGCCACCTCGTCGGCGGTCAGTTCTACGTCCTTGCCATCTACCTTGATGGTGAACTTCTGCGGCTCTGCAGCTTGCTCACCCTCGGGCTTCTCCTCGCCCTTTGCCGCTTCAGCCGCAAGACGCTCGGCTGCTGCCTCTTCGGTTTCGTCGGTGGGCGTATCATTCCTCACCTCGGCGGCTGCTTCTTGCTTCGGCTCGTCGCCGCCCAGGAATGCGCCAAATGCCTCTGCGGCGCCATGTGCATCAAGTGCGCTGGGTTCAGTTGCCTGATTATCCAATCGGTACTCCTTACAATGCGACGATTTCGCCGCTGGTTAATTGATAGGCCGGATCGCCTACCTGAATCTCTGCGTTGATGCCATTGCCCAGGTCGAGCAAATCGCCTTCAGCATCTGGATGCCACACGCGTACTACGTGACGGATCTCGGCACGCGCTGCGGTCACGACTGCCAGCCATTCACATTGACGCCCTGCGCCCTGTCCCGCGCGTCCTGCGCCGCCTGATGCTCTATCTGCAGCTTCGCCATCTTCCCGTCCGTCATTGCTGCTTCCAGCGTCGATTGCAGCTTGTCGGACAGCTTCAGCATCGTGTGCAGCTTTTCGCGGCCCTCTACGTCGCGGGCTGGTGAGTCCATCCATGCTTTAGTAATCTCCTGTCGAATGTCGGCAAACGCCTGCGCGAAGGCTTCGTTCTCCAGCACTTCGCGGGCCTTAGCGCCGTCATAAACTCGTTGTTCAAGCGTTGCCATCGGCGGCTACGTCCTCATTGGCTTGTTGTTCGGCGGCCTGCAGTGCGGCGTCTTGCTGCTGCTTCGCGGCGATTTGCGCGATGACGATCTTTGCGTCGATCTCGCGGTCCAGCTTGTAGTGCTGGAAAGCGATTTCCCGCTCATGCTCCGCCACGCGGTTCTGTTCTTTCAGTTCATTGAACTGAGCCTCGTATTGCAGCTTGAGTGCGTGCTTCTCGGCCTCTGCCTGCTGGCGGAACTGGTCGATCTGCATCTGTGCCTGCGCCTGGATCTGTGCGGCCTCTTGCTTCAGTTGCGCGTCCATCTGTGCCTGCTGCTGCTTGAGCTGCATCTCACGTTGGTGCGCCTGATCGTCCAGCTGCGCCTTCACAATGGCCGGGTCTTGCTGCGGCTGCTTCGGCGGCATGTTCTTCGGGTTGGTGAAATAGGCGTCACCCGACTTGAAGCCGAGTGCCTCGGTGAACTTCACTTGAGAGTTGTAGACGTTCTCCGGCGTGGCGGTGCCAATCTGGAGGCCAGCCATCTGCTGCTGGAACAGCATGTTCAGGTGCGCGATCTGCTGATCCTTGTTGCCAGTGCCAAGGCCAACGTTGATAGTCAGGTCAAACTGGCTATTCCACTCGCGCGGGTCAACGTCTACCCAGCCGCCAGACAGCTGCACCTGCTCAGCCTTATTTTGGTGACGCGTCACGAGGCGCAGCATCTTCTTAAACAGCAGCGTGAAGCCGGTCTCCGCCATCGTGCGCGCGATCATCTCGACGCGGCTGTCTGCGCGATTGGTGACGATGTTCGATTGGGTCGCGGTCTGCGCGACCTGCATGTTGCCGCCCTGCGTCTGGCGGGTCCATCCAGTCGACTCCTCAGCGTCAATCTCGGTCGCTTCCAACATGGCCATAGCACTGCCCATGTCGGCCATACCCTGCTGTAGCGGAGCCACGGCGCCAATCTGCTTGACGCGAACAACGCCACCAGGGCGCGAGTTCAGCAGGTCGTCAAGGTTGACTTGGCCTTCCATCGCCACCGTACGGCCATTGACCTGCAAGTACATGTTGTCCAGCGTGACGCGCTTGAGGCTCGTCTTGATGCGCTGGGCCTGCATTGCCAAGTCAGCCGGCGAGATGCCGAAATACTGGTGCGGCAGCGGGATCGAAGCCAGGTCAACGAACGGGTTAGCGTCCACCTTCTCGCGCTCCAGGATCTGACCACCAGCGCGCACGACCTTGAACAGGCTGCGGCCAGAGCCATCCAGATCACCGTGCATGTAGCACTCTTCCAGCCACACGCGGCGAGAGTCGGGATCTTGCATCTCGCTCGGGGAAGTCAGCGCGTAGGTAGAGCCGAACTGGTCGCGCTCCACCGATTCAGGCGTAGGCTGCGCGTCGTCCGTCTGGATGCTGTCTACATTCTTGTAGCCACTAGTCTTGAGTTGGCCGATGGTGCGCATGACTTTGTGCGCCTTGAACGTCTCATCGTCAATGTGCTTGCACGAGCGGGAGACGTACATTTCTTCGGGCGGCACGTTCTCGACGCACAGCTTGCCGTTTGCTTTCGTGCGCTTGAGGGTGATGTCATACAGCATCGGAACCGGCTGCGAGGCGAACTGTTCGAACTGCGCCTGAGCCTGTTGCGCCTGCTGGGCTGCGTTCGGGTCTTGCATCGCTGCCTGAGCCATCTGAGCAAGCTGGGCCTGCATCTGCTCAAGCTGCTTAGCCTTAGCCTTGGCTGCGTCCTCGTCCTCATACGCCTTTTGCGCGACGACTTCGATCTCATCGTCATCCAACAGCAGAGCAAGCTGCACATCAGTCTGGCCGGTGTACTCCTCCTCGGTCACGATGGGCGTGTCATCCCACCAGACCTTAATGAAGCCCTTCTTCGACTTCAGCGCGTCAAAGATCCACGTATAAATGACCTCGTACCCGCTGCACTTCTTGCGCAACAGGTAGTTGAGATATTCAGTGGCTTGCTTGGCCTTTTCTTCGTCGCTCGGCTGAGTAGCGGCGAACTCCACCACGTTCTCAGTGCCGCAGAAGACTTTGACCAGGGGCGCGTGCATACCAAGGACAGTATTGCGCACAGTGGTATCGACGACAGAAGACCGCCCTTCGATTTCCGGCGGCGCTAGATCGCCCTTGGGGAGGGCGTGAAAGTAATACTCTGCGCGTTGTCGCTCAGTTGCAAGCTTGCCGTTGCCGCCGCAGTAGCTTTGCGCATCCTGCATTTCGGCATCGGTCAACGCTAATAGCTCGTCGTCTGTCAGTCGGGCCATATTCTAGGGAGGCGCTTCACAGCGTTGTCCCAAAAGGTTGTTTGACTAAATTATATACGGAAACTCTTCGGTATTGCCAATTATTAATAAGCTGTGGCTATTTAGGCAGTGGCTGTGTTGCTGAGACAGCCGACATAAACCTCTTGCTGCTTTGCCAAAGCGTCCCACGTGTTCTCACCTGACCTTACAACAGCAATGTACTCAGAGATTGCGCCCTTGATGCTCATCCTGTACCAGTCGCCGCGATACTCGCCGCGCTCGATTAGCCTGATGTGTGGCTTCATGCATACCCCATTCGTTTGTAGTTAAGATCACCCCACTCCTTCGGTTCTTCGTAGACTACGCACATCAGGCCGAACGAATCAGCACCGTGCGAAGACCAGTCATGCTCAGGGCCGAGGCCAATGTTTCGCACGGCATCTCGCTTCTCGTGATAGAAGCCGAGCGCGTCACGACCCGCCTCTGTCGTCTCAGTGTTGAACCAGATACGCGGGAACATCAGGCGCACTTGCTCAATGCGTGCGGCAGCGGCGCCCTTACCCTGGTTGGGGACCACAGTCACGTTGTAGCCGGCCTTCTGGAACGCCGATTCATAGGAGACATCAATAACCCTGTCCTGTGTTGCGCCGTCGTGTGGCAACCAAATCTGAGCCCTGTCAGACGTGTAACCGCGGCTGCGCATCCAGGCTAGGTGCGAGTCGATAGGCTGGCCCTGAACCTCGTAGTAATCCAGCACGCGGATCTCTTTGCCAATGAACTGCGCCGCCCAAATAGTGAACGCGTCAGCCTTTGCGCCAGTGCCGCCGATGTCAACAAACAGGCGAATGGTCATCAACGGGTCAGCAGCAATGCGGCCGATTCGGCTCTCTGCCTTGGCCTTAGCCAGCGCCTCAGCGAAGTATGCACCCTCGACCACAGTAGCAAAGCCGCCCTCCCAAACGTGGTCGTACTGCTCGGGACGTTCAGCCAAGTCTCGCAGGCGTTCACGCTCAAGCTTCGCAGGGAACTTAGGATTGTCGCGCCAGTTGAGCTGCGCCACCTTGACGCGCAAGTCGGTCGATTGGCGGAAACGCTTCTCTACCGCAGCAGTCTTGCGCTTCGGGTTCCACGTTACCCAAAGCTCCGCATTCCAACCGTCGCCTTCTTCGCGCAGTGTGGGGATGAGCACGCGGAAGGCCTCATCGGTGACAGGCTCGGCCTCATCCACCCAGCAAATGAGAATGCGCCCCTTTGACTTGACACTATCGACGTTGCGATCCAGGCCTACAAATGAGAACCAGATACGCCCATCGATGCTCTTGATATACTTCTCGCCAATCTCATAGTAAGCCCTCAGAAATGGCTCGTCCTCAATGGCGCGCTTACATTCCTCAAGGCTCGAATCTTCCAGGGAGTTCATGAACTGGCGGGCGCACAGTAGCTGGCCGGTGACGCCGGACATACCGTACATGTAGCCCCGTACCGCAATCATCTTGGCGAATGAGCGCGTCTTACCTGAGCCTCGCCCACCGTAGGAGCCACGTACGTCAGCCTCCCCATCGAAGACGGGAATCAGCTTATCGGGGATCTCAATGCGAGTGGCAGTCATCCTGCCTTCATGGGGACCAACTCAATGCGGGTCACGGTTTCGATAGCTTCGCCATCCTTGCCCGATACCTCGACACTGGACAGCTTGGCGTGAACATAGGGGGCCGCCATGTTGGCAGCAGCGAGACGGCGCGGTAGATCCTCGCCCTCATCACGCATTACTTCCAGCATGAAGTCGAGAGGCGTTAGGCCAGATGCCTT